AAAATGACCTCTTAGAGAGGTGCAATATATTATAGTGTCAGTTTGTGTCAGTAAACTTTTTAAACAGCTCAGAGCATAATTTTAGATTCTAGGATCAGCCTATAGATTGATTCTTGAGGTCGAAAAATCTCAAAGTGAACAGACTCAAGGTAAGTAAAATCGAATGAAATGGAGGTAAAACAAAAATGAGTACATTAGCACAAATTTGCAGTCAAGTCATTAAGGATTTTGAACAAATAAGAATAGATCTTCAAAAGAAATCAAAATAGAGGGTGGTAAAAATATCATGGAAAAAGTAGAAAAAGATTATTCATTTAAGAGTTATTTTGTGAGATCACAACGATGTTGCGGATTTTTACTCCAAAGAGGCTTCATCTTAAAAGGAATTGCTCCAGATTTTAATAACCCTAGATTTAATGTATTTCGTTTTGACAATTCGATTGAGCTTAGAAATTGTATTGAATCTTACAAGAGTATTCCTAAAAATAAACCTACTCAAAGTATTGAAGAACTAGCTAAGGAATTAGAACACTATAATAAGCTAAAATCAAAAGAAAGAGGTATAAGCTAAATGTTAAATATTCCTGAAACAGTAAAAATAGGTTGGCGTAATTATAAAATTATCCAAGGTGAACATAGATCAGGTGACGGTGGTGGCGATTTGATGGGCCAAATAAGTTATTATGATCGTGAAATATATTTGTATGAAAAGCTAGAGGCAGAACAAAAGAATGCTACTTTACTCCATGAGGTTACACACGGTATTTTGTTTAATATGGGTAGTGAGTTGAGATCAGATGAATTATTTGTAACTGCATTTACTGAAAATCTTTATCAAGTTATGCTTGACAATCCTGAAATGTTTAAATTTAAGAAAAAGAAATAAATCTAAATTGAAAGGTGTGAAAACAAAATGAAATTTGATAATAAAACTCTAAATAGACGATAAAACTCAGCAAATGCTTGAAGAATTTATTGATGCTTATTACACAGTTTATAACTTCGTGCAACAAGTTGTAAAAGATTATCCTGAAGAAGCAAAACGAATTTTAGAGGAGAGTGAGAACAAATGAAAATTGACTCAGATAAAATATCGGCATTAATGAATGTAATGGAAAAGCAACAGATGCGGTTTAAAATTGACTCACTAGAATTTGAAATTAAAAGCATGATACTTAACAATAAAATTATGGAATCACTGAGGAAATTAGAAGAAATTACTTCAAGATAAACAAAAATAATAGTCCTGGCAAGCGTCTAGAAAATAGACGTTATTTTTATGCCCATTTATAGAGAAATAAAAAGGGTAGCTCCACTTTAGAGGGCAGAAAGAGGTAATTCATAATGAATAACGTAATTAGCAAACCAGAAGTAGCAGTAGTTAAGAAAATCGATAATCGTAAGGAATATTTTAAAGATATTGCATTTGAAAGACTTGGCGAAACAATCATGAGTAAAGCAGGGTCAATTTGTTGGATCGATGAATATAATTCTGCTGATGATGTGGTTGTACAGTTTAAGGACAATGATTATAAAGCTCATGTAACTTATCAACAATTCACTAATCAACATATTAAGAACCCCAATGATAAGACTGTATATGGTGTTGGATGTTTGGGTGTTGGAAGTCATCATGCATATGTCAATGGAAAAGCTACAATTGCTTATGCTACTTGGCAGAATATGTTAACTAGATGTTATAATGCTAAATTTCAAACCAAACAACCAGCATATATTGGATGTTCTGTATCAGAAGATTGGCTTAACTTTCAGCACTATGCCACTTGGTATGACAATAACTTTTATGAAATACCAGGACTTGGTAGGACGGAATGTGATAAAGATATATTAATCAAAGGCAACAAGGTCTACAGTGCTAGTACGTGTGTATTTGTACCGCATAGTATTAATATGCTTTTTGTAAATCGTGATTCTAAACGTGGCAATACTCCAATTGGCACTTATTTACATAAGAGTGGTAAATATCAAGCTCAATGTAATATTGGAAATGGTAAACCACAATATCTAGGTCTTTTTGATACGCCTGAATTGGCATTTAACGCATACAAAGAATTCAAACAGGGGTTGATCAAAACTGTAGCAGAGTCTTATAAAGATCAGATTCCGCAGAAGTTATATAATGCGATGATTACATACGAAGTTAGCATAGATGATTAATAAAGTCCTAATTACAATAGATAGTAATACTCTGGATGAATATAATAAATACTACTTTGCTAAGTATCCTAGAAGACATACAGCTCCAATAAAGAAAGCTATTCCTCCAAGTTTAAATGCTTATATTTCGATGATTAGAATGGCTCAGGCCGAACTGAAGAAGAAATATAAAGAATTTGCAATTTGGTTAGCTGGATATTACAAGATTAGTGATTTAAATTTAGAAGATTCAACTATTACCTATACATTTTACTTTAAAACACGTGCAAGACATGATTTTGATAACCTTATGCTTACACCTAAGCTGATTAATGATGGTTTAGTTGAGGCTAATGTTTTGAAGGATGATTGCGGTGAGTTTTTAAAGATTAGGTTTAATAATTTTGAATATGATAAATTGAATCCTAGGGTAGAAATGTTATTGGAATATTAGTTAATAGAATTGGGTGATTATATATGGATGACATTAAGAATCCTCCTTTAGGTAGTAGGGTTGTAATTACTCCCAATGGGTTAGAAGTACAAACATATGACAGAGAAGAAAATGATGCAATTATTAAAAAAATAATGATTAAATATGCTAAGACAATGAAGAAGCTCGCTGATTATGATAAGGGGTTTCTTGATGAGAGTTAAAGATAAAACGGTACATTATACTTTGAGTTTTTATGATAAAGAATTAAAAGTCATTTTAGAATGTCTTAAAAATAGTGCTACAGATTGTTATGATCCACGTGATGCAAGTTTAGCTATAGATTTGATACGTGATTTTGAAGAGATATTTCCAGATGAAATTAAAACAAATAGAAATGAGGTTTAAGCAAATGGAATATGATAATAACATTGAGATATTTGGTATTAATTGTTGTTTGAATTGTGGTGAAGAACTTCAAATAGATAGTATGAGCAGATTTTGTGATAGTGAATGTAGATTAGAATATATGGCTATGAATTAGATTAAAACAAATAGAAAGTAGGATTTATTATGAAATTATTTGAAATGACTGGTGAAATTAATATTGGTGATCCAATGCTAGATTATTGTGAGATATTGGTGAGTCTTGGTAAATTGACTAAAAAATATGAAGCGTTGAAAGATGCTGAAACTATTAAATATGCTGATGAAGTAGGGAAAAATCGTGCATTTGAGTATGCTAATAAAATAGTTAATGATTCACAAAGGAAAAGAGCTTTTAATTTAATTGATGCAGGTTTTAGAGGTGCAATGGTTAATGGTGTAAGAATTGATGATCTTATGAAAACTATTGTTTTGTTTTCTATAGGTGAACCTTATATGTTAGAAGGAATTAGAAAAGCGTTTAATAAAATAAGTGAATGGAGTGACTTAGGTTAGGGGTTGAAACAAATGGCATTAAGTGATGATCAAGAAAGAGCAATAGGATTATTAATTCTAAATGAAAAGAAAACAGTGATAGCACAGAAATGTCATGTCACTAGGGATATGATTTATCAATGGTTAAAGAATAAAGATTTTAAATTGGCTATGGAAGTTAGAAGAAATCAGATGATAGTTAAGGCTGAAAACTATATCCTTAATAACACACAGACATATTTAGAACGATTATCAACAATAGCATTAGACGATAAGGGTGATGTTAAGACCAAATCTACTGTACTGATGTATCTAATTGATAGAGGCTTAGGTAAAGTTGCTACTAAGGTAGAAGTAGAGTCTAAGGATGTAGTAGATAATAGCCCTCTTAAATCAGAATTGATGGGTGAGTTTGCTAAGTTTAGACAGATTAAAGATGTAGAGATAGTAGAGATAGTAGAGATAGATAGTGTATGATTGTTGATTGATGTGTATATTGTGTTGGATGCTATAAGTGAATGCTTATATTGATGTAGATATGTGCTGTAATGCTTGATATATAAGGGTTGTTATGATGTATGTTTATCATTATGATAATGTTTGATTATGAATTAGTTAATGGCAAAGCAATCTTCGAGTCTAGTGTATCATTATGAGACAGTAATTGATGTATATTATGCATAGTATTATACACTGACACATAGATAACAGGTAGATATATACCCTATAAAACGTATGTTTTGTGTGTGAGTGAAGGACATAACCCTATGCATAATATGTAATCATGGTATAAATAGATACGCTAAACCCTGTAAGCCCCATACAGCAAGGGCTACAGGGTTTTCTTTGAGTGTTACAAAGTATAGTTGTGTAACTGTTAACGTGTTTTCTACTGAACATAATATCTCTTATCGGACCCTAGAAACTATTCTGACATTTATAGAGTGTATAAATATTCATAGGGTACACCTTCTTTTAGCTGATTGGTGGAGATGTCGGCAGTCATTCCAATAATTATATACAATATTTTTTCAAACATCCCCTCTATAAAATTTTTATAATAAAAAAAATCCACCCTTTAAGATTCGAGGTGAACTATGGCTAAACAAAAAATACAAATAGAATCAACTCCAATTCAACCAGAAGATAATAACCTTCAACTTCTATATGAATACACTTATAAACAATTTATATTATCAAATGCAACTCCTGATGAAGCTATAATAAAAACAGAAGAAATGATATTAAAACATTCGAATAATCTATTTGGTGTTGACGGTCTTGCCTCTATCATTGGGGAATTATCAATCCCTTACTTCTGTAAATATTTCTTACAAGATACCTTTGTCCCTTCTTCAACAAACATGGCTAGAGAATTATCTCAAATTCATATCTCTATATGGGAAGAACTGGATAATATGTTTCTCAAAGATGAATATGACAAGATAGAAGTAATATGGCCTAGAGGATGTGCTAAAACTACAATCGTAGATTTTGCTTTATCAGTATGGCTTCATGCTTATAAGAAATCAGTTTACACTTTAGTATGTGGTAGAACAGAATCAGATGCTACAGAATTTCTATCTCAAACTCGTCAAGCATTTGAAGAAAATTTATATATCATTAATGCTTTTGGTAGATTAGTTCAACCTAATATATTCACAGTCAATAAAAATGAATTGGAATTAAGTAATAAAACAAAAATCCAAGCAATCTCTTCTACCTCCTCAATGCGTGGCAAAAAATATAATGGTACTCGTCCATCTGTAATTATTGCGGATGACTTCCAGGGTAAATTAGATGTCTTGTCTTTAGAAGCTAGGGACAAAAAATATAATACCTATATTGAAGACTCAGGATACGCAGGAGATAAAGCGGTATTTAGAAAAGGTATTAAAGTCAAACAAGCTACAAAATTCATTTGTCTCGGTACAATTTTACATAGAGATTGCTTTATGTCTCGATTATTAAAGAATAAAGACTACAAACATATCATTGAACGAGTTGTAAACTTTGATGTTGATGAATACTTCCACTCAGGATTATGGGAAGAGTTTAGACTTATTTACTTTGATTCTAAATTAAAAGATTCTACATCATTTGCAAAAGAATTTTACTATCAGCATGAATCTGAAATGCAATATGATACTATTTGGCCTGATAAATTTGATTGCCTTGATTTGGCAATTGATTTTCTAAATAATCCATCTGCCTTCAAGCAAGAAATGCTAAATGATGCTTCTAAGATTGGGGAAAAGTGGTTTAAGTCAAATAGAACAGAATCACCAGAAGAAATTGAAACACATAACTTTACTAAAACCATGCTCCGTGTAGATCCAGCTTCAACTAACACTTCTAAGTCAGACTCATTTGGTTTCCTTGTAGGATCATTAGCAGATAATGGTTTTAAGTATGTACGCAAGGCAGAACTATTAAAAATGGATGCCAGGACACAGTTTGATAAATACATTCAGCACATTATTGACTTGCTAAAAGATTATGAACAGATTTCCACGATCTACATCGAAAAAAATACATTTAATGGCAGTGACGCTAATAGGTTAGAGCAATTTATAGCAAGTGATCCAGTTTTAAGAAATAGGGACTTAGAAATCTTATGTCTTCATCAATTGACTAACAAAGATGATAAAATTTCAACTTGTGTCAGTTCCGTGAATAATGGACAAATTATTTTCAATTCAGATGATGATATTTTCATTGCAGAGATGATGGATTTTGCAGGACAACAGTATAGTGCTCACGACGATGCAGCGGATGTTTTATCTGAGTTTTCTAACCGAATAGTAAACATAGAAGTAATAAATAAAATATCATTTCTGGATATTCAAAAATTATTTAGCAGAGGAAGGTGATTATCATTTTAGATATGGAAGGTATGAGTACAGGTTTTGATGTAGATGCCAATAGAGAAATGCTTACAAAAGTACTTTCAAACTTTCAGCGTCAATATCATATAAATTTTCATATGTATTTATATTATATGGGTATTACAGATAGTGGAAATTCATATGAAACATCATCAAACGGTTCATATGACGATATTTTCATTAACGAATATAATTTAGATGCTGAAGGTGCAGGAAACTATAATTATGTTAATGATCGGTTCAATAAAAAGATCAATACTAACTTCATAAAGAAGTTTGTAAAAGAAGAAGTTTCTTATTCTGTTGGAAATGACATTACATATACAAGTCATAATGGTGACGAGAAGATTATTGAATTACTTAGATTATCTACTGCTCATTGGAAGAAAGACCATGATGCATCCTTAGCAAAGAATATGCTGATATATTCAAATACCTATGAGCTGTATTATATCGACAAAGATGCTCAATTCTGTAGTCGTGTAATTAGTCCTAGACATGGTATTTGTTTTACTGACCATTGTGATAATGTAATGTTCTTTCTCCATGTATATAGAAAACCTTATGATACCAAGATGTATGTTGATATTTATACAAATAATGAGATTATCCACTGTGATGAAGTATTTAATGAGATTTCAAGACAGTCTCATCCCTTTGGTTGTGTTCCTGTAGGAATTGCACAAGTTAGTGAAGAAGGTTGGTTAGATAGCCTATATAAAGACTTAAAATCACTTCAAGATGCATATGAAACGAATCTTAGTGATATTTCTAGTGAAATAACAGAGTTTAGAAATGCTTATTTGGTATTAAATAACTTTCAAGTAGATCCAGCTAAATTAGCTGAAATGAAAAAACTAGGTGTTATGCAGACAAAAGGCAAAGATGGATCAGCTTCTTGGCTCATAAAAACGATCAATGATACTTTCATTCAAAATACTTTGACTACACTTGAAGATAAAATGTTTCAGATTGCTTGCCATATAAACAGTAATGAAAAAATGAGTTCTAATACAAGTTCATTAGCCCTCAGAGCTAGATTGATTTCACTAGAGGAAAAATGCAAATTAAATCAGAAAGCATTAGCAAATTGTGTACAGATGAGATTACAAATGTTACTTGCTTATATGAATAATTTGAAAGGTACTAAATTTGATTATAGGGATTTGAAAGTCAAATTTACACCTAATATTCCAAATGATGATAATGCATCTGCTACTGTTGTTACTGCTCTTGGAGATAAATTAAGTAATGAAACGGCTTTAAGTTTATTTTCTTTTGTAGATAATCCACAACATGAAGTTGCTAAGGCTAAAAAAGAACAGGAAGCTAACTCTATAGGGAATGATTTATTGAATCCTCCTGTACCTCCTAAAATGCCAAATGGTGGTGGGATGAATGGCAATAAATAAGGATTATCAGAAGAAAATTGAGGATATCAAAGTCCAGGGTGAAGATTTTGCTAGCTCTGCTATGAAAGATGTTTATATTGAACAAAAAGAAGCCTTAGACATGATCCATTCCTATATTGGTAAATTGTATATAGATAATTCTAAAGATGGCTTATTAGTACTCACTACAGCACAAAAGAGTAAGATTACTGCTGATATGAAGGCAAAACTCAAAGCAATGGGTTTGAAATTAGGTAAGTCAGAAGAGAAACAAATTGGGACAATTCTTGCTGAGGTATTTGCTACTTCATATTATACTAATGCCTTTGTCATGGATATGGGATTAAAAGCAAACCTTAAATTTTCAATACTCAAGAAAGAATTTATTGATTCTGCTGTAAATGCAAAGTATAAAGGTGAATTCTTTAGTGATCGTATATGGACTAATAAGGTTTCAATGCTTGATAAATTGCAATCGCATATTATTTCAGCTATGAAGGGTGATATGACGATTGATAAGGTGGGAAAATCAATCAAAGAAACCTTCAATTGTACCGCTTATGAAAGCCAAAGACTTGTAGGAACAGAAGTTAGCAGAGTTCAAGCACAGGCATCATATGACATTGGTAAAAGTACAGGTGTAGAACAAGTTATGTTTTTGGCTGTTCTAGATGGTAGGACTTGTACAGAGGATGCTGAAAATGACGGAAAAATCTATAGTATTGATGATCCTAGTAAACCAGATTTGCCTTCTCATCCAAATTGTAGGTGCAATTTTATAAATATTCCATATCAAAACTGGAGTCCAACACAAAGAAGAGATAATGAAACAGGTAAAAATATTGACTATACAAATTATGCGGATTGGGCAAAGAGCAAAGGAATTTAATATTTAATGTTAATCAACATCCTAAATCTAGGATGTTTTTTATATATCCAAAAAACAATTGCGTTTCTAGTTGAAAAGTTAGAAGGGCATGAAAGAAGGAATAAATTATTATGGCAATTGAAAACTTTGGGGAAATCACTACTTATTTTCAAGACAACAAAGATGCAGAAGATGTAAAAGGCTTTTTGGGTGGGTTATCTAATCTTGACGTATTCAAAGGCAAACTTACAAACGATGCAGATTTTAAAAGTTACTTCGATTCAGAATCAGATAAAAGGGGTTCAAAATCCTTGCAGACATGGAAAGACAATAATCTGGATGGTCTAGTTTCTGCAAAGGTAAAAGAATTATATCCAGATGCCGATCCTAAAGATTTGAAGTACAAAGCACTGGAAGATAGATTCAATGAAGCAGAAAAACGAACACTTAAAGAAACTTTAACTAATAAGTCTCTTAAATTTGCACAAGATCAAAAATTGCCTACTGGCTTTATAGAATATTTTATTGGTCAAGATGATGAATCAACCACTAAAAATCTAGAAAAATTTATGGCAACAATGGCAATACACGATGAAGCAATTAAAACAGAATTTGCAAAAGGTAATTCATATACTCCTCCAAATGGTGACAAGACAAATCTCAGTGGTGACGAAAAAATGAGAGCAGAAATTGCTAAGTACATGAAATAAGGTTTCAGGCTACCTTAAAAAAAGCACTAAATTAATTAATGAAAGAGGTTTTTTAAAATGGCTATCAATACACTCGCTTATGCAACATTATTTCAACAAGAATTGGATCGTCAAATCGTAGCAGGGGCTACTTCAGGTTGGATGGAAGGAAATGCAGGACTCGTTCAATATAATGGTGGTAAGGATATTAAAATTCCTAAGCTCACAATGGACGGATTAGGCAATTATGATCGTAATCTTGGTTTTACTCAAGGTGCTTCTACTCTTGTTTATGAAACTAAAACTATGACTCAAGACCGTGGACGTACATTCTCTTTAGATGCTATGGATGTCAACGAGACTAATTTTGTTGCCAATGCTTCTAACTTAATGGGCGAATTTCAACGCACAATGGTAATTCCAGAATTAGATGCTTATCGTTATAGCACTATTGCTACTCTTGCTATTGCAGGATCTAAAGCAAGTGGTGGATATACTCCTGCTAAAGCTGATATTCTTTCTAGAATCAAAGCTGATATCGCCTCTGTTCAAGACGTTATTGGTGCAGTACCTTTAGTTATTACTATGTCTACTGCTACACTTGCTATTCTTGAACAATCAACTGAATTAACTCGTCAATTAGAAGTCGGAGCTTTTTCTGGTACTATTTTGAGCGAAGTTAAGAAAGTCGATGAATGTCCTATTGTAGAAGTTCCAAGTGCACGTTTGAAATCAGCTTATGTTTTCAATGATGGTACAACCGCTGGTCAAGTTGTCGGTGGATTCGTTCCTGCTGTTGGTGCAAAATCTGTAAACTGGATTATTTGTGCAGCTAGTACCCCTATTGCAGTTTCTAAGACTGATAAAATTCGTATCTTCACGCCTGACCAGAATCAAACTGCTGATGCTTTCAAACTTGATTATCGTAAATATCATGACATTTGGGTTCTCGATAATGCAATGGCTACTGTATTTGTTAACTGCAAGGAAGCTCTGGTATAAGATGTTTGAGCTTAAAAGGCTTAATGTTCATAGAATCGTAGAGACAGAACATGAAAAAGCTAAATTAATTGCAGAAGGCTTTGAGGAAGTAATTGTAAAAGTCAAGAAAATAGTTGAAGTTAAGAAGGGTAAGGCATAACGCCTTATCCTCTTTTTTTGAGGAGGTAGGTCATGCTATTAGATGACATAAAAGTAGTTTTAGGTAAAGAATCTGATTTATCTATAGATAATTTGTTGAATGTTTATATTCGCAAAGGCACAACATTAATTAATAACTATATGAATTTTCCTGATATCCCTATTACTATTCCTATTACATTACCTGTAGATGTTGCAGTGGTTTATGCGGATGCACTTATAGAGTATGTAATATTAAATTACCGCAAAAAGGGAAACGAAGGCGTTAAGAGTTTTGGTCAAGGAAATAGATCAGCTACTTATGAAGACGGATTACAAGAAAGCGTTAAAGCATTATTGCCTTCCCCTTATATAAAAATGATGGGGGTGAGAAGGTATGATTACGGATTATAAAATTGATATTTATAATCGACTTCTAGCTACAAAAGTAGGCGGTATAACTATCCCAGGAGCTTTATCATTTGTTAAGACTGTTGACTGTGATCTACAACCATATAGTAAAGCACTTTTGATGAAACAATATGGTTATAACCTTGAAGTTTCCAAAATGTTTTTTATGGATTCGGACGATAGCGTAAAAATAGGGTCAATTTTCTACTATACGAATTCTCAAGATATCATTGAAAAATATGAAGTTAAAGCAATTCCGTGGGATACGGATTATTTGGAAGTGGTTTGCCTTGGAATATAAAAGTTATAAAACTGCTGTATTAGCAGTGCTTAAAGAATGTAAACATGAATTTTGCGAAGGTGTAGGTACTTTAATTGTTGCAGAAGTGCAAAGTATAACTCCTGTAGGAGTCGGTACTGCAAACCCAGGTAATCTCAAAAAAAGTATTGAATCAGAAGTGTTACCTAATAATGATGGAGTTAATATTGGCGTAACTCCAAATGCGAAATATGGTTATTATGTTCATGAGGGAATTGGTCAACCAGCACAGCCATTCCTAGAAAATGGATCTAATAGTTCAATTCCTAAAATGACAAATGTTGCTGAAAGAATTTATCAAAGCAAACTAGGTGGTGAGTAGAATGATAGATCTTTATACTCTTATCAACTCTAAAATTGAACCTATATGCAATTGTTTTGTAGACCATTATCCAGAGGATGAAAAAAGAGTCTATCCTTATGTAGAATTCCGATTTACCAACATTTTACCTAATAATTCTTATAGTGATAATAATCAACTGGAGATTAATATTCTTGACGATAAAGCTACAGACATTCGTGAAATTGAAAATATTACTGATGCAATTCATTTAGTATTAAACAGACTACAATATAATGATTCTAAATTACAGGTAAGTATAAATAGAGATACACCTTATAGATTGTCTTTACCTGACCCAATTACCCATATTCAGCGTAGAAAATTACGCTATGTTGTAACTGTATACGAAAAATAAATAAGAAATGGAGTGATTAATTTGACAGTTGGAAGTTTAAATACTATTGGATATTCTGCAACTACACCACAGAATTTAATGATTGATGCAGGAGCTATATATAAGAATTATGGACTCGTTGGAGAAGTTTTACTTGGGGCAACTTCTGGAGGTAATGAATTTGTTGTTGCAATAAAAACTCGTGATGTAAAAGTTGATGGACTTAAAGGAACTGTCAAGGGTTTAACACGTATTATTTCAACAGACGTAACGCTCAAGGTTAATATGCTTGAGGTTACTACTGAAACCCTTAGAATTGCGCTCATGGGAGTAGTAGATTCTACAGGAGCAGATTACGATGTCATCACCACAAAGACCGAAATTTTGCTGACTGACTATATTGATAATATTGCGCTTGTAGGACGTATTAGTGGATCAGCTAAACCTGTTGTTATCATGTTAAAAAATGCTTTAAGTTCAGATGGTATTAAGTTCTCGAATAAAGATAGTGCTGATAATATTTTACCTATTACTTTTACAGCATCTATTGACCCAGCTACACCTACTGTTTCCCCATGTGAAATCCGTTTTCCAAAAGTAACAGTATAATTTAACATAAATATTGAGCTTCTTCTTTGAGGGAGCTTTTTTTATTACAAAAATGGAGGTATATACAATGAGAAAATTAAAGACATCAGATATTTTTGCCCTTTCTCGTATTGTGAAAAAGATGGATATTAAAAAGGAAATTGCCTTAGTAGCAAAAGATGTAAGTGGTTTTTCTGATGATGAAAAAGCTAAAGCAGAAGCTACTATGCAAACTAATCTGATTCTGATTTTCGTTGAAAACTTATTTAGTGCAGAAAAAGAAATTTACAAACTTTTAGCTGATGTTACTGGTTCAACTCCTAAAATTATTGAGGATATGGAGTTACCTTTATTTATGGCATTGATTCAAGAACTATTTTCCCAAGAGGGCATAGGAAGTTTTTTATCCTCAGCACTCAAGTAGAATCTGCTGAGTGCTTGGATACTTTAGCAAAACGATATGGCGATATGAATTACATATTAGATTCAGATGACTTAGTTATGGGTTATGAAATTATAAAAATGGCCTACACCAAAAAAGCAGAAGAGCAATTATGGGAACAATATTTGTGTGACCGTCAATCGATGACACAAGAAAATTTTATGACATTTGAAAAATATAAAATTGAAGCATTTGGAAATAAAACTATCACAAATAAAAAAGAAATATTAAAAGATGCTGAATTGATAAAAATGGCAGATCAGAGGTGTCAGAAGGGAGACAATAAAAGGTGAAAATCTTTGAACTCTTTGGAAGCATATTACTTAAAGACTCAGGTGTAGAAAGTAAACTCGATAGTATAGATAAAAAGGCATCTGGTACAAGTAAATCAATGGGTTCTAGCTTTGGGGCAATAGCTGGCGCAGCACTAAAAGTAGGCGCAGTTATTGGCTTGGGTATGGGATTTAAGGAAATGATTGACAAGGCTAGTGCCGGGGAACAAAAACTAGCTCAAATGGATGCTGTCCTAAAGTCTACTAAAGGCGCAGCAGGAATGACGAAAGATGAATTATTGAAGCTTGCTGATGCACAGGGAAAACTAACAACCTTTTCTAAGGGTGCAAACATGGAGACTGAGAATCTCCTACTAACATTTACGAGCATTGGTAAAGACGTATTTCCGCAAGCCTTAACAACTGTAAACGATATGTCTCAAGCACTAGGACAAGATACAAAGTCTAGTGCGGTTCAGCTAGGTAAAGCGCTACAGGACCCAATTAAGGGTATTACAGCCCTATCCAGGGTCGGAGTTAACTTCACCGAAGGCCAGAAGAAATCCATTGAAGCTATGGTGAAACATGGTGATGTTGCCGGGGCGCAAAAGCTAATCCTCAAAGAATTAGGAACAGAGTTCGGAGGATCGGCAGAAGCAGCAGGAAAAACATTCGCTGGACAAATGACTATTGCAAAAAATCAAGTGGCAGGTTTAGGTTCTACAATTGGATCTGCCTTACTGCCTACATTAACAGGCATGATTACAACCATTAATGAAAACATGCCAAAGATAAAGCAAGTCATAACTGATGCTGTTGTTATAGTTACTGATAAATTTAAAGAGTGGGGCAAGATCATAGGTCAGATTGCATCAGAACTATTTCCTTCACTAGATGGTGCAGTTGCAGGTACAGATGGTAAGGCGAAAACCTTTACCAGTACACTGGATATTGTTACTACAGCATTGAGTTTTGTGCGTGATAATCTAGGGTTTGTAAAAGCATCACTCGAAGTATTGGGTGTTGTTTGGATAGCACATGAAGGATATATTCTTGCAAACAAAATTGCATTGATAGCACATGGAGTAGTTCAGACAGCAAAGATGATAAGAGACAAAGGTGAAACTGCTTATCTTTGGTTACTGATTGCAGCAGATAAAGCACACACAATAGCAACAATGGACGGTAGTATAGCTACTAAAGCTATCACAGCAGTACAGTGGTTATTCAATGCAGCTATGGATGCAAATCCTATAGGTGTGGTAGTAATTGCATTAGCAGCCCTAGGATTCGCAATTTATGAAGTTGTGAAACATTGGCAAGATATAGTTACATGGATCAGTAAGGCGTGGGATTGGCTTAAAAAATGGAATGGTACTCCAGCAGAAGACAAGAATTCAACAGTAACAACGAACTACC